AGCTCGTCATATATTACACGACAATGGAACTATTACTGCTGATATTACTCGTGACCATAGACCTCCTTATAGACCTCCTTTAGCCGACGTGTTAAAAAAGCTTGACTTTCTTGATAAAAAGAAATTCCATAATGAGCAATTTCCGGTAAAGATAATACCTAATACAACTGCCGAACTTGGCATAGAAAATAGGTTGACAAAATACCTAAAAGGGTATAAAATATTAACTATAGCTAGGAATCCTTGGGATTCTTTTATGAGTATGCAATATCAAAGAGAAACTAATTGGGAAGTTACACACAACAAACGAGCATTTAATAGCGTTAAATATAATAAAGATATTCGCTATACAATTAAAGAAAAAGATATTATTTGGTATGCTACTAAATGGTGGTATGACATTAAATTTATATCGAACTTAGAACCGTATCATGTGTTTGATTACGAAGAACTCAACACAGAAACATTAAATAAGTTCTTTGGTAAACATATCCAAACTCCTCACAGGCCTCTTGGTATAGACTATAAAGAACTAGTTTTAAATTACGATGAAGCCTACACTATCTTTAATAATCATTTTGCTGGTTGGGAAAGTGCTTTATATATTATGGGAAGTAACAGAAATGAAATTATGGGTTAATAAAGACTTAAATGTTTTTATGGATATTAGTACATACTGTAATGCAGGTTGTCCTCAATGTCATAGAACCAATCCTCAAGGCTTAGCAAAACAAGACTGGCTACCATTAGTTAAATGGAGTTTAGAAGATTTTGTAAAAGCATTTCCAATATCAGAAATGAAGAACGTTAAGCGTTTTAACTTTTGCGGTACGTGGGGCGACCCTATGATGGCAAAGGATATTCTAAAAATTGTTGAATATATCATCAACAACTCTAAAAGCTATATAATAATTACTACCAATGGATCTTTAAGAAGCGATGATTTTTGGTGGAATATCGGCGTGCTTGGTGGAAGACGACTGCAAGTTATCTTTGACATAGATGGTATTAATCAAGAAATGCACGAAAAGTATAGAAGATTTACTAATCTAGATACAGTGCTAGCAAATCTTAGAACTTTCAGTCAAACAAAAGCTATGGCTAAAACACAAACTGTTTTATTTAAACACAATCAAGATTACAAAGATGACATACGTGCACTAGCAATTTCTTGTGGATCTGTACAGCATACGTTTGTTATTTCAGATAGGTTTAATATTGACCAAGGAAATAAAACTCTTCACGTAGATGAAAATGGCAAAGACTTTATACTAGAAAAAGCTGATGATACAATATTGCCAAAAGGCATAATTGCGGGAACTCATAACCGTACTTTATCAAATAAAATTACTTGCCGATGGGGCGGCCCTAGGAATGAAGTTGTAGTTAATCCAGACGGTCAGATACTTCCATGCTGCTATCATCAAAATAATTATTACCTAGCGCTTAATAACAATATTAAGTGGCTTAACGATTTTTTACAGACTCCGGAATATACAGAATACGAAAAAAATAAAAAGCAATACAACATTTTCCACACTCCTCTATCGGAGATCATAGATTCAAAATGGTACAGTGAAACACTGCCCGATAGTATGGATGGTGATAACCCGCTTCATACTTGTTCAAGAAATTGCAGTAGTAGAATAAATACAACCCACCAGCTAAGAGAAGAACTCAGTGCCTGATAATATTATATTTGTAAAGCACGGCGATAAGTATAACGCTGAGCATGTAAATAGGCTGCACGAACAGCTTAAAGAATACTTTCCTGATGCAAACTACATGTGCTATACAGATGATCCTGTTGGTGTTAATATTATCTGTATGCCTGTTCTTACTAAACCAACTCTAAGATTTTGGTGGAACAAACTAGCTATGTTTAGTGAAGACTTTACTGTTGCTGGTATCGTAGGTAAGTGTTTATATTTTGATTTAGATATGGATATTAAAGAAGATCCATCAAACTTTATTAAGTGGGATGGTCTAACTATACTTGATGCCTATTGGAAGAAAGATATGTACATAGCACCGCACGCTTACGACGTATCAATAAATAGTTCTATAATTACTTGGGTTGCTGGTGAACAAGATCATATCTGGGAAAAGTTTATGTCTAACCGCGATTACTACATGCGGAAATATCCAGGAATAGATCGCTTTCTTGTTCATGAAAAGATAAAGTTTAAAACATTTGAGAACGGATTAGTAAATAGTGTAGCAAATCCACCCAACATACCCGCACCAATTGACATGTATAATGGAATAAGTTATGAGCTATAAAGAAGTATTATATGAAAACGCTTTACAATCAATAGGCGAAATATATAAAAGATCACAGTATGATTCTAGCGAAGACTTGTATAGAAGTTTTGATATAATTAATTCTGTTAATAAAAACCAGATTGCAAGTAAAGAATGGTTAATTAAAAACCTATTACCGTTTTTACACGATGATATTAAAAGAGTTTGCATTATGGGTGGTTGGTACGGCTTATCTGCACTAATGATTGCTCAGCATATAAATGTTCCAATAGACTCAGTAGATTACGATCCTGAAACAAAAAGAATTGGTAAGCTTCTTACATCTGGATATGACAATATTCAACTTATAACAGAAGACGCTGCTGACTGGTTCTTTGATAAACCAAAATGGTATCAGCTTATTATTAATACAAGCTGTGAACATATTGATCAAATAGACTTAGATTTAATGGTTGGCACAAAGCATAAAGATACTATTATTTGTTTTCAAAGCAATAACTATCATTCTATTCAAAGCCACATCAATACATACAACAGTTTAGACGAATTTGTAGATTCTTTAAAATTAACAGAGGTTTTATTTAAAGAAGAAATGAAAGCGCCTGGTGGCGAATACGACAGATATATGGTAATAGGTAAATGAAGAGAGTTATTTTTACTACGTTCGATGATATTGATCATTCAGTACAGTCAGGCTTTGATTCTTTAAACGCTGAGTTTACACAAAGCCAAGACGATGCTAATACGTTATTAGTTGAAGAATACTTTGATAGACTTATATTAAACAAAAAAGAATACGCTGATAAAATTGGTGTTGAGTTTATTTTCTATCATAATGAAATGAAAGACTTTGATATAGATGCAGGCATGGAATTTACAAAAGTAAATCTATGGAAACATCATCTTATGGCAAACCTCGCTGAAGAATATGACGAAGTAATGTATGTAGATATGGATGTTTTATTTAATACAGATTTAAATGTATTTCAAGAACACGACTTGAGCAAAGGTATTCATGTAAAAGATAATGATGAAGACGTAACACACAAAGATAAAGACGAATTTCAGTTATGGGAAATTGGTCTCAGAAGTCCTATACTAAAATACTTTATTACTAAAGATTTGCTAGATGGTAAAGATAACCACGTTATGAATACGGGTATTCTTATTGGACAATCGCAACACATCAAACAAATTAAGTTTATCGAAAGAACAAAAGAAGCAATAGAAAAGATCGATGCTTTAAAGAAAGAACCACATTCTATTAACAAGCTATATTATCCGAACAATGAATCTATCTTTTCGTATATTATGGAACAATACAATATACCATATGTTATATTAGATGAAATGTGGCACAATAGATACGATGATAAACCAAAAGTAGGTTTAGAAGGTCATTGCATTCACTTTATTAGTAAGCAGTTTAATAGATTCTTTAATGACAAAACAAAAGCAATATTCTCTTTACATATCGAAATACCAGATAATAGACTAGACAATCCTAAAGGATATAAAGATACTAATCTATCAAAAAGTAAAATAGCACAGCAACAGTTTGTTAAGTACGAAAAGCAATTAATGGATAATCATAACGATTACGCAAAAGCAGTGGGTGCAACATATATTACCTATAATCGTGATGATGAATATGAAGAGTTTTATAAAAGATTCCCAGACTTATCTGAGTATGATGTTGTTAATCTATACAAAGTTTATAAATTAGAGCAACTTACAAAAGAATATGATTTAGTAATGTACATTGATTTAGATGTGTGTTTTGTAAATCATGCATCTATATTTGATAGCACTCCGTGTAACTACGCGTTTTGCTGTATGTATGACAAAAAAGAGTCTCTTGCTATAAGTACAACAAGCGAATACTTTGCAGAGTTCAAAAAAGATTATAGAAATCCTGAAGCTAAGTATTGGAATGCCCACGCATTATTAGCTGAAGAAGATTTAGAGCCTGAGGATAATGTGTACAATACGGGAATTATGGTTACAAGTAATTACGTAATGAAACAATTAGATTACTTTTCTGATATCGAAGATGTTATTGCAACAATGAAAGAATTAAAACACGATTCAATGTATCCCACTAGTATACAAGCATCGTTTGGATATGACAACGAAACAATTATGGCATACAAAGTAAAAAAGAATAATATAAGTAATTACAGATTAGCTGATTGGTGGCATCTCAGACATTACTATAGTACTAAAGAAGCATTCTACAAAAGGGAACTCGCAAGGTTTCAACAAAAAACTAAACTTGACGCTGAGATAATTCAATGGGATGCTTCGATAGTACACTTTATATCTAAGAACTTTGGATTGGTTTTCGATAAATGAAAGTACTAATAACTGGCATAGCTGGATTTATTGGGTTCCATTTAGCTCAAGCGATGAAAGATTCAGATTGGCACGTAACAGGAATAGATAACTATAATAATTTCTTATATAATTCTGATATTAAATACAAAAGAGCAGAAATATTAAAGAGCTTATCTATAAACGTAATCGCTGCAGATATCCGTAATAAAAACCATCTTAAACATGTGTTTCATAAAGACGATTTTGATTTAGTTATTCACTTGGCAGCCCACGCAGGAGTACGACATTCTTTAGACCACGCATCATCATATATTCAAACAAATATTGTTGGTACACAAAACGTTATAGAAGCGTGTAAATCTTACAACATAAACAAAGTAGTTTATGCTTCAACATCATGTACTATGGCTGGAAACGATCTTCCGTGGAAAGAAGATCAGCCTACATATAACCAACTAAACCCATATGGATATACTAAGAGAACTAACGAATCCCAGTTTATAACATCAGGACTATCTACCATAGGACTACGCTTCTTTACTGTATATGGGCCTTGGGGAAGACCTGATATGGCTTTGTGGCAGTTTGCTAAATCAATCCTAAACGGTACCCCTATTGATCTATATAATGCTGGAGATATGAAAAGAGATTTTACATATGTATCGGATGTTGTAGAAGGAATACTAATTATAGCAAACCGAGTAATAAATAATGATGTAAATGAAATATATAACATTGGATATGGAGAGCAGGTACAATTGACAGATTTCGTAAGTGAAATAGAGTATAACCTTTCTAAAAAGGCAATTGTTAACTTAGTTGATAAGCATCCTGCTGATACACAATCTACTTGGGCTGATAATACTAAAATAAAAAGTCTTGGATGGGTACCTTCTACATCTGTTAAAGACGGAATAAAACAGTTCGTAAATTGGTTTAAAGAATATGAGTAACTTTATTAAACTAGATTTCTTACCTCAATATGATTTACATTCTGAATTAAAAAAGCTAGATCTAGACTGGGGCCAGACGAACCAGATTTGTATAACTACGACACCCGAAAATCCAGACAATTATTTGTTTGGCGCAGGTAGTCTCTATATGAATTGGAAAGAATCTAAAGATGGCGAAATTAAAACAACCTTAAAAGATAACCCACCACTAGAGTCTGATTTTACTGAAATAGCAAGTGTGTTTAAAGGTACGTTGTTTGATGATGTAATTAAAGAGCTTCGTAAATACTATGTTATTGGCAGGGTTAGAATTATGAGAAGTGAACCTAAGTCAACACTATCTTGGCATTGGGACGACACAATAAGATTACATTATCCAATGGAAACTCACGAAGGATGCTTCATGGTTATTGGTTCTGAAATCAAACACCTTAAACAAAATACTTGGTATGAAACCAACACAATTCCAAAGCATACAGCTTTTAACGGAAGCTTTAAACATAGAACGCATCTTGTAGTAAACGTTATAAGAAGAATTATTCCACACCATACTGCTATAACTGGTCACACAAACGGCTTGGGTAAATTATTATATGATAATTTTAGTATGGATGGGTTTAGCAGATCAAACGGCTATGATGTAAATGATATAGATGATATTGTTTTGTCTGTTAAAGATTATAGTGTCTTTATTAATAATGTTAACAAAAACCAAGTAGAAATATGCAGACGATTATGGGAATTGTGGAAAGACGATCCTTCTAAAAAGATTATTAATATAGGTAGCAGAGCAAAAGACTTTATTAAAAGTGAATACGGATTTAATAAGCACGTGTTAAGCGAGTTTAGTAAACATGCGAACTTTAACGGTGCGTGTAAAGTATCTTGTGTAAACTTTGGTTATATTAATGAATTGACTGAAAATCAAATACTAGAAACTATTGCCTTTGTAATAAACAAAGACTGTGTGGTTGAAGAGATAACAGTTTTTGGTAAAAATGATGTTAACTAATTATTGTAACTATATAGAAAAAGGCATTCGTTTAAAACTATACAGTCTTAATAATGAGGCGTACATATTTACTAAACCCTGCTGTCATATGACACACAACTTAATACCAACTGAAATAAGTAAATTTACAAAGCTAGACTCTATTGATATTGCAGATATTATGAATATCCAACCTATGCAATATTATAGAAATTATTTTAAAAATAACGAAGGACTACATCCAGCGTGTGTATCCTGTATTAATTACGAATCTAAAGGTTTAGAAAGCCCTAGATTATCTATCAATAAAGTTGATAACAAAGATTATGATATTAGTAGGCTAGACGTTGTACTAGGAAATAGTTGCAATTTAGCTTGCCCGTTTTGTTCAAGCCATGCCAGTAGTCTTATTGAAAAATTAAGTAATAAATTAGATAGTCAAGATAGACCAGTTGGATGGATACCATTAAAAGAAGTACATGATTTTGACCAACCACAATCAAATCATACGTCGTCTACCATTGCCGAAATTTTAAAACATTACAAAGTACACACACTAAAACTTATTGGTGGTGAACCGTTCTTAAAAGAAAATTGGGACGGTATCTCTGACGTAATTGATGAAGGGTATTGTAATGATCTTCATTTAGAAATAACAACAAATGGTACAATTATTAACGATAAAATAATTAATAGTCTTGCAAAAGTAAAAAGCGTTAATATATCTATAAGTGTAGATAGTGTTGGTGATAATTACGAGTTTATAAGATGGCCACATAGATGGGAAAAAATGTATAATAATTTAAATTATTTAAACAATAAAGATTTAGATAATATAAGAGTTACAATATTTAATTTAGTTAATATATTTAATTTTGAATACTTACCACAGATAGAAAAGATTCATTCTGAACTAAAATATCCGATTAGCTGGAGTTGTGAAATACAACCTATTACTCATTTACAAAATTATCAAAACTTGCCGGCTCATATAATTAACTATGTTAAATCACAAATAAAGACTGAGAGTTTACAACAAGCGTTATTACCAATAAATCACAATCATTCTAAAGAATCGCTTAAAAACGAATTTAAAGTATTGCTTGCGCAAAGAAAAATGAAAGCTAAAGATGTAATTGGACCTATGACTAGGGAGTATTTTAACTTATGATTAATATCATTACAATCAAATGGGGTACTAAATACGATCATAGACATCCTAATAAAGTATACGAAGATTGTAAAAAGAAGTGCAGCTTTGATTTTAAGTTTTATTGCATTACCGATAACGCTATTGGTTTGCATAAAGAGATTATTGCTTTACCAATGCCAACACACTCTAATTTAAATTATAATGATTATATTGAAGATCATTTAGAACGTAAAACATTATTGTGGGATCGACCTAAACTTTATATGTTTACTGATTTCGACTTTAGAGGTACTAACATATTTTTAGATATTGATGCTGAAGTAAGAGAGGATCTGATTTATCTTACTACATTGCCAAGTGAAAAGCCTTGGTTGATTGATATGTGGTGGAAAACAAATTGGAAAGAAAACTGGGATAAACTTTGGAATGGAAGAGTCAATACCAGCATTGTAGTTTGGAAAGATAACCAATGTGAATTTATAACCAAAGCTGTATTAGCAAATGCACAAGAAAACTTTGATAAATACTCCACGATAGATACATTTATTGGATATGAGTTAATTGATTACGATGACTATAACAAAACTATGTTTAATTTTTTGCCGCCATTTGTAGTATGCTTTGGCAAAAGATTTAATCCAACAGATCACGAATATAAAATAGTGTTATGGAGTAGTAGTTCTGGCGCCTGGCACGGTGGTATACCTGAGGTTCCTGGTGTTAATTGAAATCATACAACAAAAGCATTATTATATGCTTAAACAATTTTGCGAAGAATGCGAAAGATTAGGCTATGAAAATAATTCTAGCTTAGAAAGAATGAATTTACTTTGGTGTAAAGACGTTGGACAATATTGGTGTGCAGTGAAAGACAATAAGATAGTTGCTGTAGCTGGTTGCCATCCTTTTCCAGAAGCAGGTCAAAACGCTTGGCGAATAATGTATAGAGGGTGTGAACTTCCTGGCACTGACACATTCAAAGGATTAGGTAAAGGTGATTGGAATAGTATTACACAGAGAGAATTTATTCCATTAATGATAGAGTGGATACCAAGTAAAGAATTGTATATAACTACAAACATAGACCACGAGCACTCAAACGGTAAAGCAGCACGAAATCATCGTTTAATGGGTTTATTAGCAAAACAAAAAATACTTGACAAAGCACAAGATATGTGTTATAATAGAGTAGAACAAACTGTATGGAAACTTAATATAGAAATCTATACAAGTAGACGAGAAAGGATTATAGGACGTTATGTTGATTAATTGGAAACACTTAGAACAAGCAAAACGGAAAGCTGGTAAACCTTCTGCTGGTTATTGGTGGCACTTTAAGCTAGCTATTTCTGAATTCTTTTTCTTATTATTCATTACACTAGGTAGCCTTATCCATGCAATATTTCCGTGGGTTTTAGACTTCCAACTTTTACAATGGAGAATTAACAGATTGAAAATGCTAAAAGATAAACTGCCAGAGGATGAACAATTAAAAAAGGTAAAATTTGATGAATAGTTATTTTAATGGCAAGTATATGCCTCTCGACGATGTGAGAATATCTCCGTTAGATTTCGGATTTATACATAGCCATGCAACATACGATGTGATGAGGGGACTGGTTCATTTTGATAAGCATTATAAAAGGTTTGCAGCTAATTGTGAATATTATGGATTTACTCCTCCGAATAAAAAAGAGCTACTAAAAATTATAGTAGATCTAATTCAAGGAGATATGTTTATATGGTTTATTATGTGGAAAGGTACACCACCCTCAGGATCACCTCGTGACATGTCGGGCCCTGATAACTTTCTAGTATATACTAAACCATATTATCCTATTGCGTCTAAACCGATTAAATTAAAGATGTACAATGATTTACCAAGGTCTCCTGGATACCAAGAACATAAAAACTTTTCATGGATAGAACTTACACAAGCTCAAAGGCATGCTGATGAACATGGATTTGATACAGCATTAGTTCGCAGTGTAGAAGGATATGTTAATGAAGGTCCCGGATTTGGTGTTTGCTTTGTAGAAAACGGAACTGTTTATACACCAAATAAAGATGTTTTAAATTCAGTTACGATACAGGTAGTAGAAGAAATGTGTGCAAATTTAAACATACAATTTGTTCGAGCTGACTTTACTAAAATTGATTTTGAAGAATGTTTTATATGTAGTACATCAGGTGGATTAACATCTGTAAGTCAGATAGGTGACTATCATTTTAAATCATTTGAATTAACAGAAAAATTGCAAAAAGAATATGCACGTATTTCAGGATAAAAACAAACGTAAGGTTTTATTATTACATATTCCAAAGTGTGCCGGCACTACTCTAGGCCATATGCTACAAACCGTGTCAGATCATAAATGGTATAATTTAAATGATGGTTACTACAATGATCATATCCCTATTAAAGTTGCAAAGCAAATAGTAGAATATGATTACAGTATTTGTTTTATACGAAATCCATATGATAGATTTCTTAGCAAATATGCTTATCTAGCTGATTATGATTATCATAAAGGATACGACGGGTTAAGCATAGACTATTTCTTAGAAAATAAGATTAACTATAAAGATGCAGGATGTTGGACACCAGAAGGTTGGCGACTACAAATTGAGTATATAAACAATGATGTAGACCACGTCTTTAAAATTGAAGATAGAAATCCTATCGACGTTTTAAACAAAATACTAGGTACTAATATTGTACAAGAAAAAGTAAATACAACTCAGCATAGTTATAAGCTAACTAATAAACAAAAATTAAAAATACAGAATATATACAAGCAAGATTTTAAGGAACTAGGCTATGATAATTTATATTGATATGGACGGAGTGATTGCAGATTTCTCAAGCTGGATGAAAAGCCATATTCCGGACATTGATGAAAGTATGTGGAGAGGCACAGGCAGACCTTGGAAAGTAATGAAAGAAAATTATAAAGAAGTTTATCTTCATCTGAAACCATTACATTTATTAAGTTATGCTAATTATATGTACAATAATTTAGAGCATGTAAAATTCCTAACAGCCATACCGCATTCGTGGTGGGATACACACGAAGGTGAAATTGCTAAGCTTAACAAAACTGCATGGCTAAACAAACACATAAATAATTTTAAAGATGAGGACGTTATCTTTACGGCGGGCGCAAAAGATAAAATTAAATACGTAAATGAAAGATCTGTGTTATACGATGATCGTGAAGATACAATTCAAGCCTGGAACGCAGCAGGTGGTATCGGAATACATGTAAAAGGAATATAATGATACACTTAGATTATGATGATGTACTCATCAATCCAAAACCCAGCGCAATACCACTAACTAGAGCTGATGTTAATATAGAAGTTGATGGGGTTGTTCCTATAGTCATTGCGAATATGCCAAGCACAGGCACGTATAAAATTGCTAAACTTTTAGCAAAAGAAAAGATCGTTACATTTGTTCATAAAGAATATTCTATTGAAGAACACTTGCAATATTTAATGGATCAGGATTTAGATATTGATTACGTTGGCATCACGAGTGGTGTGCGTCAGAAAGATATTGAAAAAACCACAGCTATTTTAAACAAAGTTGAACCTGCATTTATTAATATCGATATTGCAAATGTATATGCTAACATGCCAGGCATGATTGCTGCTATAGAATACTACAAGAAGCATTTTCCAGATTGTGAAATTGTTGCAGGTAATATAGCAAACACATTAGTTATAGATGAACTCGTTAAGGCCGGTGCAGACTGGATTAAGATTGGAGTTGGTCCAGGTGCTGCTTGTAAAACTAGATCAGAAGTTGGTGTAGGTGTTCCACAGTTAAGTGCTGTTCAAGAAATTAGTAAAAGAGCAAAAGAGCTTGGTGTAAAAACAATTGCTGATGGGGGATGTGTTACTAGTGGTGATGTTTGTAAAGCTATTGCTGCTGGTGCTGATATGGTAATGATTGCTGGTATGGTAAGCAAATCACAGGAATGTGATAATATTGTAGAAATTGATGGCAAAAAGTATGTTAACTTTTACGGGTTAGGTTCTACAAAACAATACAATAAGCACGGGATATCAGATAAAGAATATAGACCAAACGAAGGTAGAGATTTGCTCGTACCTTGCTCAGGTTCCATATTAGATGTCATAAATCAGATTAAAGGTAGTCTTAGAAGTGTATGTACATACGCTGGAGTTGATAATATATCAGACCTTCATGATAATGCAGAGTTTATAAGAGTTAATCATCAGATCAATAGAAGTTTAGAAAAGTATGAAACTTAAACCTCACTTCATTGAACTTAATATAACAGAGCTATGTAATAGAACTTGCAGCTTTTGTCCACGTGGGCATGATTATCCAAACTTAAATTTAAATATGAGTATTGATAATGCTATTAAAATACGAGATCAAAGCAAAGGATTTGTAAATAACATCCATCTTGTTGGTCGTGGTGAACCATTATTACATCCAAACTTTTTAGAAATAGTTAAAGTATTTGCTGCAGACTTTACTGTGCATATAATGACTAACGGAGATATATTAGATAAACACATAGATGATTTAAATGATGTGTTAGATTTAAACAGTGGAAAGCATAGAGTTACAGTTAGCTTGTATGATGGCGAAGAACAATATAATCATTTTAAAAAAGAATATGATTTTTTTCAAGATGTAAGTCTTTACAAAACCTACGATATAGATCAGGGGATAGAAGATGAAATATTTAATAAGAAGCATTACATAGCAAACAGAGCCGGTACTCTATATACTTCTTCAAGCTCAGACCCGTGTTATATACCATTAAATAGAATGTTTATTGATTGGGACGGTAGTGTAAACTTGTGCTGCCACGACTGGTCTGTGAAGGCGACGTACGGAAATATAAATAATACAAATGTACAAAACATATATAAATTTATATGTGATAAATATGCTAAAGAATTGATAAAAGGGAATCGCTCTTGTACTAAGCAATGCAGTAAATGTGATGTGTCAAGTGATGATCCTTTAAAATTTGTCTATAAAGACTGGCAAGAACAGCAAAATGCAAGAATAAACCTTTTAGGAGAAACATAATCATGCCATTAAATTTTGATAGCGACGTAGATTTCGTAGACCAAGACGTGCGATATATGGATGAATTATACTTACTCCAAACAACTCGTCTTGATGCATGGAAAGATTGGGTTGAAACAAACCTCGAAACATCTTTAAACACTTACACTATTCCTGCTGGAAAAGTAGTTCAAGCTGGCACTTGGAATGGCGATGTTTATAATGAATTAAAACGAATTTACGGAAACGACAGGTGTGTAGGATTTGATATAGTAGAATATATTGAAGATGATACAATTATTCATGGTGACTTCAGAACAATTCATTCAAGCAATAATATGGATTGTGCAATTTTCTATAACGGTCTCGGTGTTTGGGAACACAACGCCTCAAGCAAACAAGCAGGATTAGATTATGCTATTGCTAACTTAGTGACTAACGGGTTATACCTAGAACCAAGAACTGCGGCTATGGATGCAGCTGTAACTGGTTTAGAATACGTTGAACTTCACGATAGTAGATTAGCGGTTTATAGAAAAGTATAATGAACTTTAATAATATGCTAAGTAACGGCGTATCTATTTCAAGCTCTGGTACAACTGGCCCACCCAAAACTATATTCAGAACTCCAGAAAATCTTAAGGCATCAATCGAAGTAGCAATTGATGCACAAAAGCTAACATCAAAAAGCAGAGTATTAACTGTAACACGTATGACTCACGCCGGTGGATTACTTACACAAAGTTTACCTGCACATACACTTGGCGCTGATCTAACTATTAAACAATTTAATCCATATTCCTTTTTAAAAGATTTTAAAGATTACACCCACACTTTCTTAACACCTGCGCATATGCGTGCTTTAATGAATACTAAAGGATTTAAAGATTGTGACTTAAGTGGCAAATGGATACTAGGCGGGAGCGATCCTGTTAGCTGGGATATGATCGAAGCTTTTGTTTATCACGGCGCAACTGTTCAACCAAACTGGGGCATGAGCGAAATAGGCCCAATAGCCATAAATACTGTATTCGATAATCTTGTAAAAGTATATCACTATCGTTGGAAAGCAAAAGGTGGCATTATTCTTGGAAACAAAACTTATTGTGATACTAAAATAGTAGATGGAGAACTCTATGTTAAGGGTCCGATCTGCCATATTAATGAGTGGCTCCCAACTGGCGATCTGGTTGAGCTGCAAGACGATCTTTTTTTATATAAAAGACGAAAATAACTGTTGACATTCATTTCCAGACTGTGTATATTAATTATATAAACAGAAAGGATACAAAATGAACTTCTTCACTCAAACAATCGCTAATCAAATCCCTACAGGTCTTGATCGTTACGACCAAATCTTCGCAGCTAAAGCATTGATTCTTGAAACAGATTCCCCTTCTTTGGCTACATGCAGAGAAACTCTAG